CATTAGATATATAGCGAGTTCTTGTAGAATCCCAATCATCTCCAGATTCCATTAACATATCATTAGGGTTGGTAGCACTATTATTGTAATAAACTACATCATTGGTATCATCATAGAACCATTCACCATTAGCATCGACATCAGTATATGCAGATTGAGCATTGCCTAGATTCTCACCATTGGCAAATAACTGAGTAACTAAACCTACATTGTGTGCTTTATATCTGTTACTAGAGTCTACTACCCATCCATATATAGGAGTCTTTGTATCAAACTCGTCTATGGAAGGGTATATATCTTTTAAATCTCTGTTTGTGCAGTAAGCCATATTGCTCCTAATTTATCACTTAAACCTTTCTTATACAATAGTTAAGTCAATTAACTTTTAATCTAATATTTCTATATGAACTAAATCCATAAATGTTTGGTCTTTAGTTTCACCATCACTATCCCAATCTCCACCCCATCGAATCTTTAGATTGAGTTGTTTGGCAATTCCTCTAACCATGCCACCCATATAATAAAACCTATTACTCTCTTCCCAGTTAATTGGGTAAGGAGCTAAGTCTACTGCTTTGCCTAGCTGATGATTACTCTTTTTATTGATACCATCAAGCTTACTCTTTCCATCTTTAAAATATTTGTTTTGAGTTTCGGCTGACCTAACTCCTTCAATAATCGTAACATCCATGACTTTGATTAATTCATTTAGTACATTGACTAACCTTGAATCTACACCTTTCAATCTTGCACGACTTCTTTTCCCAAACTTATACATTACTTTTTCTTCTTGCCCTTAATTACTTTTTTCTTCTTCTTTGATTTTGGCTTACCGAAACCATATCCTTTACCTTTTGGCATTATTTCTTTCTCCTTTTCTTGATTTTTTTGATTTTACCATTTGAAGTCCTAGCAAACTTATGTGTTTTAGTTTCTCTAATAAGTGTACCAGAATACCTTTTACCACCAAACGCCCAACTTACTTTCTTTGCCATTATCTACCTACTTTTTTTTGAGCTACTCTATGCGATTGACCGAATGTTTTACCTCTTTTCATAGCAGATACCATTGCACGAATATGTTTTTTTGTGTGATGTTTTGAGTGCCTTCTCATTGCAGATTTCTGTCTTTTATTTAACCCTAATAGACTAACCCCTTTTATTTTCATCACCATTTTACCTTATTTGCCCAATAAGCTCCTGAGAGTCTACCTCTAGCTATGTTTTTACGATGCCTTGCCTTAAAACTCTTTCTCTTTGCTTTCATTCTAGCAGACTCGCCACTCTTAGGTTTACCTGCTGTCTTTGCTCCCTGCTGTCCAAATCTAATTAATTTGGTTTTACCTCCAGATCGTGCAAGCACAACATGAGACTTTTTTGGATGACTAGGGGTACGTTTAGGTTTATTGTACCCCTTTAATCCAAATCTTGATAATCTAGAGTCTTTCTTCTTAGGCACTATTTACCTTTGAAGTATCCACCCATTACATCAGTAACAACATCCATTACTTTTTCAAATAATATTTGCTCTTTATCTTCTGATACAAAAGGAATATTTATTTTTTCATTTAGTTTAGTTGCTAACATAGATGCAAAATCATCTGATTCAATATGACTCATTGCATCTGCTTTCATTTTCTCAGCTTGTACTTCTGCAAGATCAAGCATCATTTTCTTAAAGTCCATTACGACTCCTTTGTCTTTTTGATTTTATAATATAAGTAAATAATATTCATTACGGCAATCACAATACCTAATATGTATGGTAATAAATCCATAAATACAATTGCCATGCTACCAAAACTCCCTGTTGAGACTTTTAAGCTATCCACGACCATTCCCATTCATTCTGCTCATTATGCCATCCATCCTTGAAAGTTGTTTTTCTAAATCAGATACGGCTTCCATCATCTGTTCATACCTTCTATCTCGTACAGAATCTGATTCATTCCACCTACTGATCAATTTAATTATCATTCCTTCCATGTTATTAATACTTTCAGATTGACCTTTGTTTTCTATCTCTAAATTCTTTAACGACTCTTGTTGTGCTGTTGATTGTTTTGATAGGGAAATAACAAGGTACATAAACATAATACCCACTACCCCTATCATTCCTGCTTCTCCGTATACTGCCATAAAGTCCATTATTTCTTTCTCCTCTTACCCCAACTTAAAGGATTAATATTTTTTTCGTACCAAGCTACTTTTTCTGCAAGCTCTTCTCTCTCAGCCCTTTCTTCCACGATATGTTTATCAAGTAAACTCCCAATGCGTTCATCTGCATTAGCAAAGTTTGTTTCAAGTATCCCCAGTCTAGTCTCAATCCGATAGTAACCATAGACGAGAGTCCCAACGAGAATAAGAATTTGCCCAAACCACTTGAGGTTAATACTGACAACAGCATTATCATCCACAATCCCACCTCGATAGCTCCTAGCTGTTTTGACATCTTCACTCATGTTCCCTGACAGATTCCCATTGATTATGCGTAAAACACCAATTATCTGAATTAATTCTTACCCTGTCTGCATAGAAATGTGAGGTAGAATCTTGATCCATGACCTCTAAAAACGTATACATCGAATCTTCTGGACTCAACTCAAAACTTCCAACTGACCAACCACTTGTGCAACTACTCAGCATAAGAGTAGATGACAGTAACATTATAACTTGTACTAACAACTTCAAAGTCTCCATTTTTTAATTTCTTAATTATTTTATTCATATTACCATCCATAGTGCCATAGCAGTTTCCACAATAAGATCAGATGCCGTATTATAAGCCCATCTCTTTTTAGTTCCATAGGTTTCATGTGTGCCTTCGATATAGACTTCAAAGACTTCCCATAAAACACCAATAATAAATACTCCCATTACACACCAAAAAGCACTCCAATCCACCCATTGAAATATCTTACAGAAAAAAGCTCCTGCTCCAATATGATAGGCAGTCCAACCATCTAGCTGTCCTGTTTTTAATTGCCATGATACTAATTTAGTCAAAGGATTTTTCATCTATCTGTCACCTTATTGTTTAATAGTTTATGGTTTACAATGTCAATACGCCCATGACCATCTGAATGTCTTTTAGCACATTCATCTATATAAGCATTTTCAATAGTTTTGAACGAATCACTTTTCTTTACTATAACTCCATCTACACAGAGGAAATAGTCTTTAGAGCTAGGATAAGTAATAGATGTTATCGTTCCATCTGCTTTCTTAATAGATTTGATCATGCTAGGTTTAGTATTCTTATGAATAACTACATCGTGATCATAGGCACATTGACGAACAATCATTACTCTACTTCAGCCTCTACGACTTCATCGTTAAGTGATTGTCTAAGCATATTAATGAACGCTTCCTTACCAACAGATAACTGGTCAGCAATAAACTGATTACTATTCTGTTTGTTTTGAATATCGTTAATATGATTTACCATCATCTTTTGCTCGTCAGTCATATCATCGATAACGTATTCTTTGTCATCAAGATTCAGGACTGGCTTCTTTTCTTTTTTTGCCATTATTGACTCCTTGTTAATTAAACTTTACTATCTTCGTATGCTTTTTTTACTGCATCTGTCCATAATGCACCAGCTAGTGCCTTTAATTCATCAGACTCTGCACTTACATCAGCATCACACATAAACGATGTTCTGTTATACTTATATGAGATTTCTACACCATCTTCCATGATTGCAGTTCTTGTTCGTTTTTGAATTGTTTTAAACTCTCCACGAACTTCATAATCTTCTGTTGTTTCTTTAGTTAAAGCCATTTTATTATTCCTTATTAATTATCCAATTAATCTAAACTGGGTATGAGATTTGAAAACTAAAATATGAGTTTGCACCTACTGCTGTAATATTTGCATCTTGAAGTGTTTGTGCATCATTTCTTTGATAAAGGTTAAGAATTGTATTTGAACCAGTACCAGCTGCAATCACATACACATCACCAGCTCCAGCAAAGGTAACTGCACTATACTCTACTACACTTCCTACATGAACAATTCCAGCTTTAGGAGCAAAAGGCAATCCTCGTATTTGAAATTGACCAGTTCCACTCACAGTTCCTGAAGT